CGCTGGTGTCGTCGATCCTCACGGATCTGGCAAAGATGGAACTGCGGGTGCTTGAGTCGCAGATCCTGCAAAGCATCCTAGGCGCGTTTCTGCCAGGTGGCGGCACCGGCATGGGCGACGTGCTCAACGGTGGCGCGAATTACACCGGTGCCGGTTCGCTGTCGACCAGTTGGGCAGGTGCGCCTGGGCGCGCCACGGGTGGCCCGGTGGATGCTGGATCGCTCTACCAGGTCAACGAGAACGGCCCTGAGCTGCTGACTACCGGTGGCAACACGTACCTGATGATGGGCGGGAAGGGCGGATCGGTGACGCCATATGGCAGCTCTGGCGGCGGCGCAGGTGCAGGCGGGGTGAACGCCACCATCAGTGTGGTCGTGCAACAGGGTGGCCAGATGTCGTCCTCCGTCGACAGTACGGGCGATCGAGCCTCACTCGGCAGGCAGGTCGGCGAGCAGTTCAAGAACATGATTCACGAGACCGTGTTCCGCATGACGCAGCCGGGCGGCATTCTTTACCAGGGCGGCCACGCATGACCGACACGTTCAACTGGGTTCCCCTTATCGACCCGACCGGCAAGGTGACACTTCGCACTCGCCGTGCTCAGTTCGGTGATGGCTATGCACAGAAGACGCAGGACGGCATCAATGCGGTGATCCAGTCGTGGCCGATTTCATTTATCGGTCACAGCGCAGCGATCTCACCCATCGCCGCGTTCCTGAGGGCACATGTCGGCGTTTCTTTCTTTTGGACGCCGCCGCTTGATGTGCAGGGGTACTACTCCTGCGCGGAGTACAGCCTTATCCCGCACGGCGGTGATGTCTATTCGCTCACCGCGACCTTCGTTCAGGAGTTCAAGCCGTGACGTTGTTCGCTGATGTCCAGCAACTGGAACCAGGCGCAGAGATCTGGCTAGTTGAGATGGACTCCACGCCAATGGGCGGAACGCTTCTGCGCTTTCACGGCTATTGCCAGGTGGGAACGATCACTTGGCAGGGAAACCAGTACTCGCCCTGGCCGTTGGACATGGATGGGTTCGAGCGTACGAGCGCCCAGCAGCCGGTACCGAAGATCACCGTCAGCAACATCGACGGGTCTATCTCTGCTCTGTGCCTCCTCTGCCAGGATCTCGTTGGGGCGAAGATCACCGTCCACCAGACGACGGGCAAGTATCTGGATGCCGTCAACTTCGCCGGCGGCAACGCGACCGCTGATCCCACGCAAGAGGCGATCGACGTCTGGCTTATCGAGCGCAAGGCATCGGAGGACAGCGAGAAGGTGCAGTTCGAGCTGTCGAGCCCGCTCAACTTTCAGGGTATGCAGCTGCCGGGCCGCGACATCGTTGCGGACGTGTGTCCGTGGCTTGCCATCGGCTTGTATCGCGGACCGAATTGCGGATACACGGGTGGCCCAGTGGCGGATATCAACGATCAGCCGACGACTGACCCAACCAAAGACGCGTGTAGCGGGACGCTGCACGCGTGCAAGATGCGCTTCGGCGCGAGCAGCCCTCTCCCATACGGGGGATTTCCAGCTGCAGGCCTGTTGCGCACCTGATGCTTCAGCTAATAACGAGAAAGTTAACCTCGCCGGCGATGTGCAGCTTGTTGCCGACAGTTTGGATGAGCAGCCCACCATCCAAGTATGCCAGGCGCCCTTGACGAATAGCGATGACGATTTTTTCCAGCTCGTCAGCGAACTTAGCCTGGGTTACGCCATGCATGCGAATTGAAATTGACGGGATATTCGACTCTTCGGACATGCGCATCACCTTCGGACACCATGCTTAGCCTAACACCAGCCACGCTTTCAGAAATCCGTAGCCACGGCGTCGCGGAATATCCCCGCGAGGCCTGTGGACTCATTTGCGTGGTGAAGGGCAAAGAGCGCTACTTCCCTTGCCGCAACACTGCCGAGTCAGCCAGCGAACACTTCATCCTTTCTCCAGAGGACTATGCCCATGCAGAAGACCAGGGCGACGTTGTCGCCGTGGTGCATTCGCATCCTGACATGGCGGCTCAGCCTAGCGAGGCTGACCGGGTGGCTTGCGAGGCATCTGGACTTCCCTGGCTGATCGTCAGCGTCTGCAGGGATGTAGATGCGCCGCCGATCGCCGGCGAGATCCATCAGCTTCGACCTTGCGGCTACCTTGCGCCATTGGTGGGGAGGTCCTTCCACCATGGCGTTCTGGACTGCTACACGCTGGTTCGCGATTTCTACGCTCGCGAGCTTGGGATCGAGCTGCCCGACTTCGACCGGCCCGATGGCTGGTGGGACGACGGCAAGTCACAGCTTTATATGGACAACTTCCGGGCCGCTGGCTGCGTGCCGGTACCGGAAGGCGCACCGCTGGAGCGTGGCGACATCATCCTGATGGCCGTTCGAAGCGGTAACGACACACCGAACCATGCCGCTATCTACCTCGGTGACGGCAACATCCTGCACCACATGTATGGCCGGCTTTCCAGTCGCGACGTGTATGGCAGTTCCTACCTCGAATGGACGCGCTTGATTGTCAGATTTGAGAGCAGGAAGATCGACACTCCGTCTGAAAGGGGGTGCCCATGAAAAGGATGATTGTCGCTCTGGCCGCGCTTTGGATCGCCGGATGCGCAAGCGTGTCTGGACTGCGCGAGAAGGATCCTGCATTCACGGGTAGCAGCAGCAAGAATGTGGACGCGGTGTCGGCCTGCATTTCAACGGCATGGCAGGAACGCCATGACACCGTCCGCGTAGTACCGATTGCTGGTGGCCAGTCTATTCAGGCAGACAACGCTGCGCTGGCGGGGTCTCCACTTGCGGTCGCCGATGTGACCGGTACCGACCGAGGGTCAGCCACGCGCTATTTCCATCAAAGCGTTGGTACCGGCTGGTTTATGGAACGAGTCAGGTCCTGCCAGTAGCGCTTCAAATTCAGAAACCAATGAACCCCGCTCCGGCGGGGTTTTTTTATGCCCGGAGAAAAGATGGAAGCCACGCTTCGCACGGTACGACTGTATGGAAAGCTAGGTGAGCGTTTCGGGCGCGTGCACCGCTTTGCGCTCGACAGCAACTCGATCGGCGAGGCCATCCAGGCATTGTCCAGCCAGTTCGAAGGGTTCACCGAATGGCTGATGGGCGCGAAGGATCGCGGCATTGCCTTCGCAGTGTTCGCTGGCAAACGCAACGTAGTCGAGGACGAGCTCCAGCGCTCGGTGGGCGACAACGACATCCGAATCGCGCCCGTGCTGATCGGAAGCAAAAGCGGCGGCATCTTCAGCGTGATCCTGGGGGCAGCCCTAGCCATTGTCGGATTCACGGGAATTACCGGGCCGCTTTCCCCCTACCTGGTGTCTGCCGGCCTAGGAATGGCCCTTAGTGGCGTGGCGCAAATGCTGTCACCCCAGCCGAAAGGCCTTCATTCGAAGGACAGCAGCGCGAACCAGGCGAGCTACTCCTTCAACGGGCCAGTGAATACCGAGGCGCAGGGCAACCCGGTGCCGTTGTTCTACGGCGGCCCGCTCAAGATCGGCAGCGCCGTGATCAGCGCCGGCATCACCACTGAGGACATGGCAGCCGCCTATCAGGCGCCTTCTACGGGTAGCGGCTGGATGGGACACGGTGGCGATCTCTTCGGCTCGAGGATCGCACAGCCGTGAGTGCAATCAAGGGATTCAAAGGCGGCAGTGGCAGCTCCCACTCGCCTGTCGAGGCACCCGACAGCCTTCACTCCATTGCCTACGCGCGCATCCTCGATCTAGTCAGCGAGGGCCAGATCCAGGGTTTCACGCATGGCGCCGCGAACTGCCTGCAAGACGTCTATTTGGATGAGACGCCCGTCGCCAACACCGATGGTTCGCTGAACTTCCAGAACGTCAAGATCGACAGCCGCACCGGCACGCAGGACCAGCTCGTCATGTCGGGCTTCCCCGACGTGGAAAACGCCACTGCGGTGAACCTCGAGCTGAAGAGCACGACGCCGTGGACGCAGTCGCTCACCAATCTGGCGCTGTCGGCCGTCCGCATCACCCTGTCGGTGCCGGCGCTCCAGAAGAGCAACACCTCCAACGGTGATATCCAGGGCTATTCGATCGCCTATGCGATCGATGTCCAGACCGACAGTGGCAGCTTCTACCAGGTGCTTTCGTCTGCCTTCACCGGCAAGACCACGAGTAAGTACCAGCGTAACCACCGCATCGACCTGCCGCCGGCGGCGCACGGCTGGACCATCCGCGTCCGGCGACTGACGCCCAACCAGAACCTCGCCACGATTCAAGACGTGGTGATGGTCGACTCCTACACGCAGATCATCGACGCGCTGCTGCGCTACCCGAACAGCGCCTATGTGGGCGTCATCGTCGACGCCTCGCAGTTCAGCGCGATCCCAACCCGCGCCTACGATCTGATGGGTCGCATCATTCAGGTGCCGTCCAACTACGACCCTGTGGCGCGCACCTACACCGGTACGTGGGACGGCACGTTTAAGCAGGCGTGGACCAATAACCCGGCGTGGATCTTCTACGACCTGGCGACGCACCCGCGCTATGGCCTGGGCCAGTACGTCACCGCGGCCCAGATCAACAAGTGGAACCTCTACGCCATTGCTCAGTATTGCGATGGCATGGTGCCCAACGGCTTTGGGGGTACCGAGCCGCGTTTCACGTGCACCGTCTTTCTGCAGAAGAAAGGCGACGCCTACAAGGTGCTCCAGGATCTGGCCAGCGTCTTCCGTGGCATTTCCTTCTGGGCCGCTGGCGCCATCCAGGCATCGGCCGACATGCCGGCCGACCCGAGCTACACCTACACCGCCGCGAACGTCATCGACGGCAAGTTCACATACTCGGGTTCGAGCAAATCGACCCGGTACACCGTGGCGCTGGTGTCGTGGAACGACCCGAACGACTTCGGCCGCGCCAAGGTCAAATACGTCCCTGATCCGGCCGGTATCGCGCGCTACGGCGTGCGCGTCACCCAGATCACGGGGGTAGGGTGCACCTCGGAGGGGCAGGCGCAACGCGTCGGCCTGTGGACGCTCTTCACCTCTCGCCTCGAAACCGAGACCGTCACCTTCAAGGTCGGCCTGGACGGAACGCTGGTCGCCCCCGGACAGGTGCTCCGCGTCGCCGATCCCGCGCGAGCGGGTAAGCGCCAGGGTGGTCGTATCCATGCGGCCACGGCGACCAGCGTGACCGTGGACAGCCTCCCCACGGTGGCCATAGGCGACAACCTGACCGTCACGCTGCCGAGCGGCGTCACTGAGACCCACGCAGTCACCGCGATCGCGGGTAACACCATCAGCGTGGCATCGCCCGGGTTCTCGGCTATTCCCGTGGTCGAATCGGTCTGGGTCTGCGAAAGCACCACGCTTCAGGCAGCCACCTACCGCGCCATCTCGGTGCTGAAGGGCAACACCGCCGGCGCCATCGAATTCACGATCACGGCGCTATTGCACAACGCCAGCAAGTTCGCGGCGATCGATAGTGGCGCGCCCATCACGGTGCCGCCCATATCGGTCGTTCCGCCCAGCTCCCAGGCAAAGCCGACCAACCTGATCCTCGAGGCATTCCCGACCTACGGCGCGGTGCTGACGGCCACGCTGCTGATCATCCAGTGGGATGACACGCCCAATGCCGTCTACTACGACGTCAAATGGAGAAAGGACAACGGCAACTGGCAGCCGATGGGCCTCCAATACGGCCTGACGATCGACCTACCCAACGCGTTCCCAGGTGTGTACCAGGCGATGGTCATCGCCGTGAACGGCAATGGCGTTTCATCGCTGCCGGCGATCTCCGCGCCCTATACGATCAACGATCAGACCAACCAGCCTGGCTTCGCCCAGACGTTGGCGAATGAGGTGGCCACCGCCCAGAGCGGCGCCAACAGCGCGAACGCGGAACTGGCGAACATCGCCAGTGACAACAAGGTCACCTCGGCGGAGAAGCCGACCGTCATTCGCGACTGGGCTGTCATCAGCTCGGAGCAGGCGGGCATCGACGCGCAGGCCGTTTCCTTCCTTGGCGCTGGCTCGGCGCAGCAGGTGGCCTACGACAACGCCATCACGACGCTCGCCAACTATCTGGGCGGGCTGACCAGCCCGACTATGTGGAACGACAAGACAGGCGACACCACGGTGGTCGGCGCCACGTTCCGGCAGAACTTCAACAGCGTCTACACGTGCCGCCAGACGTTACTCAATGCGATCTACGCCAAGGCCCAGAACCTGGCGAATGGTGCGCAATCGACTGCCAACAACGCGCAGTCGTCGGCCAACCAGGCGCAGTCGTCGGCCAACCAGGCGCAGACCACGGCGAACAACCTCAACCTGGTCAATCTGTCGATGAACCAGGGCCTCTACGGGTGGACGGCCACCGCAGATGCGGCCAACTGGTACGCCGAGACGGGTGGCAATGGTCCGAACGGGGGCACCTCGAACTACGTCGTGCACAAGGTCAGCACGGTCACATCCCAGCTCAACAACTCCTTGGTACCGGTGTATCCGGGGCAGGTGATCAAGGCCAGCGGCCAGGTGAATGGCGTTGGCACGCCCAACGGTGCTGCCGCGCTCTACGTGGCCTTCTACGACCAGAACAAGAACTACATCAGCTCGCCTAACAGCGCCCTGGTGACCACCAACGGCTACCACCCGTTGATGATGATCGCGACGGCGCCGGCGAACGCCGCGTTCGCCACCTTCGGTCCGAGCTGCGGCTATGCCACCTCGACGCCGCAGGGCTACTGGTGCTGGGCGAACCTGTGGTGGGACTACCAGCCGGCCTCGGTGGACGAAGTGCCGGATGGATCGACCTACAACCGCACCCTGGGCACGCGTACCAGCGGCGGTCGCCCGTTCATCGACTTCTCGGAGAGCATCCACCTCAACAAGAACGTGGACAACATGGGCGACGGCAGCGTGTATGCCAGGGCCAAGGCGGCACGCCTACAGAATGGCGTTCCTATCCTGCCATCGTCCGGGCGCAACCTCTGTCCGAACGAGCTGATGAGCAACAACAACGTCGGCGCCGTAGTGAACGCCGCGCTGACCGCTGGCGCCCCCGCCTGCGACGGATGGGTGGCGAACAACGTCGCCGGTGGCGCTGTGCTTACGTACAGCAATGGCGCTGGCTTCAACGTGTCCACGTCGCTGTGCTGCACGATCGGCAATGGCGCCACGATTCCCGTAGGCACCAACTATCCGAACTTCGCTACGGCAGACTTTCTGCCGGCGCGCGAGGGTGACAGCTTCATCGTCGGTGCGCATTTCTTCTGGAACGGCGGTATGGCCATGCCGGCCGGCGTCACTGTGACAGCTTCGGCGGGCGTCTACTTCTACGACAAGAACGGCGCCTATCTCGGTGCGGTCTCCTGTGGTCCGCCTGCCAATGCGCTGGGCTACAACAACATGGGTGCGAGTGCCTCGCCGCTGACCGCGGCGGGACTTGCGCCGGTGGGAACGGTAAAGGCGCGCATCGCCTACCAGGTGTCGGTGGCCAACACGAATGGCTCGGCGGTGGTGATCCCTGCCGGCAACAACTTCCCGGCCATCATTTTCTGCAACGGCATCTCGGTCTACCAGCAGGCGAACCTGGACACCGACACCGTCGACGGCA